CCGCCGAACTGTCCTTTTGTGTTAATTTGATAATGGTGTGGTCTTTAAGCAACGCATCATTGATGGCCGCACCGTTATTGCAAATGTTTCCCTTTTTGTAAACCAACCGCTTTTCGAAAGGCCGGGGGTTGGTGTTATTCAATTCAGACACCACAAATTCGCTTTTATTTTCAACTACCTGGTTTAAAACGACGTCCATAAACTTGCCGTTAACCATATATGAAAAATCGATTTTGTAATAGTTTGGGTAAATTCGGTCACCAATTGGAGCGTAATTAACAACTAAATATAATTCGTTTCTTTTAACGTGAATACCTAAAAAACTTTTTTCTTTAATTCGCGGCGCCAAATCCTTTGTTATCTCCAAATGGTAGGATTTGAGGGTAATATAATCGCAAAAACGAAAAGTATAAATTTTAAAAACGAAATGTATAAATTTTGGCTCATTTAAAAAAGGGTTTTGTTTTAGACTGCATTTTAAAAATTTGGCAAAAAAGCCGCTTTTAATCACTTAAGAGCGGCTTTTTTTATTTTGCTTTACTTAAACAGCTTGATATATCGGGGCCTTTTATTGCATCCTATTTACGATAAAAGCATTTTTGAAACCTTAAATGCGGGCTTGTTTTTCAAAAAACATTGTTTTAGACACCCTTTTTTTAAACGGTCATTAAATGCTGTTTAACCCCGATATAAGCCATTATCTTTTTTTGACTTTACTTAAACACCTTGATGTTTTGGCCGCAAAGTAAGTGCGCTATTGCAACGGGTAATTAGCTGTCAACACTTCAATTTTCTTTTTTCGGTAGCCGCTTTTTGCGTTTACGCTGACTTCCTGCTCAACTGACCAGGTAGCCCATTTGTTTGCATCAGTGTATTTTGTTAGCAAAGGCGATGGATAGGAAGATAATAAAAACTTACCCTCAATAGATGCCAGCGTGATCAACAGGTTTTCAAAATCCTGTTCGCTGTATCCGTCGTAATGGCCGCAATCACTATTGAAATAAGGAGGATCGCAATAGAAAAAAGAATCAGCGGTGTCCCTGGACTTAATTATCCTTAAGGCGTCGGTACATTCCAACTGGACGTTTTGCAACCTGATGGCCAACTCCTCTGTAAAGCTATCCCGCTTATTGGAAATCTTTTTAGTAGTAGTATTGGCCGCTTTATCATAACCCCACGACGCATCCAGCATAGAACTGAAACTTTGTGAGCTTAAAACCCACACGGCCCAAGCTCTTTTAATGTCATCGAACATATCAGGATTGTTGTAAATGACAGAGGCCTTACGGTGTAAGTCCCGGCTGTGTAAAGTAATTCTCACATGTTTTTCAAGTGAAACAAAGTCGTTTTGCACTACTTTGTAAAAGTTGATCAACTCCTTGTTTACGTCGTTCAATACTTCAACGGCTGATGGCTCTTTTAAAAAGAAAACAGCCGCGCCGCCTATAAACGGTTCACTGTAAAGGGTGTGTACAGGGATAGAGGATATAATTTTAGCCGCTAATTTTTGTTTTCCGCCGTAGTAGCTAATCGGCGTTTTCGTTTTGATAGTAGTCATATTGTCTGTATTTTTGGGTTCTCACAAAAGCAATTCAATGCACAATTAATGCACACGAGGGTACTACCCCCGGTCGGTGTACTTAATTGTGCATTTTTGTTTGCTTTTGTGAGAGATCGCAGACGGCCGGGGGTTTCTTAAACTATCTTCACTACTCTATAGGCTACATTGTATGGCTGCATGTTGTTATGCGGCTGATCTCCGCCTGTTGGTAAGGTTGCACCTCTGGTGCCACTACCATCCTGTCCGGCTGGTGGAGTTGTACCCGCAGCTGCGTTATTATAGATATCCGCTCTTTGAGGGTGACTATGTGACGGCATTTCAGGAATGGTCAATACATGGCTTATTTCTCCGTCAGTAGCTCTATTTACGAATGTGGTTTGCAACCCGCTTACCGGATCGGTATAAACGCCAGCGCCGACTATTACCTTACCTGCTGAACCAGGTGTGTCAAAATTTCCATTGTCAAGCGCCCATCCAGTCCATGCAGGGGTAACACCTAAACCGTCAGTATCAAAATTTAAAAGAAAAGTGCCGTCGAGATCGTAAATCTCTTTGATTGTTCCTTTTACCTCGCTGGCGTTTATCTGATCTTTTATATACTGCTGGAGGTTATAAAGCGAAAGGCCGATTTTTATTTGAAACTGGTTGGTCGGGTCTTGAGCCGCTACGACTGCCTTTGTTTCGGTGTAAATATTTTTGGTCGAGCCGTCGCCGAAAATGCTCGGATAGCTGGTTACAGCTCCGCCACGTACAAAGGCCTGTGAGCCGTCAGCAGCGATATTTACACCGCCATCATATCTTAAGGTATCTCCACCAAGATAAATGATCCCAGAGGCTATATTAACCGTCCCGTTGCCGTTATCAGTTACAGCACACCCGGACAAAACAATATCATATCCTAAAGCTGAATATTGAGCATTGATAAAGGTTTGAGTTTCCGCCTGCAAGCCAAGCAAACGATCCATCACCCTTTTGTAACCACCTGTTAAGCTTAATAGAAGTTTCATATTTAAAAAGTTTCGATTGTAAAAGATATACCGGAAAAAACGTAGGGCTTTACAAATGCATAGATGGCGGCTGAACTGGCGACCATTGCAATAGGTATCCTCACTATAAAATTGTAGTTGGTGCTAAATTCATTGTCGAGATAGTCGAATTCAAACGGCTCGTGATCTTCGCTCTCCAAATAATCGTATGAGGGTGTAGCGCCCTCGCTTTCCAGGTAGATAAACGACTCGGAAATATAAGCGTCAGTCTGAACAAGGTAAATAGACTTTGTGGGGTCGTATTTATCCCACAACGCCTGCGTTAACCTGTTCACCGATGAGTTGATTGTAGCGTCAGCAAGCTGCTGGCTCCTGAACGTTAGAAAGCCTGCATAAAGATTATTTAGCGGGGCCAATAACGTTTGCAACCAGGCGTAATGGATCGGCTTAAAAAGGAAATCAGGCATTAACCACCTGATCATTTTAGTTATGTCGAAGCTGTAATTTTTCATGACGCTACGTATGGGATAAAGGTTAACGTAGCCGACAATGGGGAATCAGGATCAATCGTAAAATAACCCGATTCAGGTTGATAGCTGCTGGTAAAATTGGTGTAATCGCTTCCTCCGTTTTTTGCGGCAATACTCAGCACGTCACATTGATTACCTATTACATTTGGTACGGCCTGTATGCTGTCAATCATTTTATTTATAAACAGCGTCCCGTTAAAGTTTTGCGTAACCGGCGTTCCTGATGTGGTTTGAACGGAGTTTAAACCAAGCAAATAATTTTGTATAGCCAGGATCACAGCGGGTTGAATAACGGTTATATCCCCGGCAGCATCGTAGTAAATGTTTAAATAGCATTTAAGCAGATCGGCAGGCAGTGACAATACAGCCCATCTTATGCCTGATGGCTGAATCTGTGAACAATAAGAAACAACACCATTGTACTGATCTGTAGTTAGCACGGTTGGGATGCCGCCAATATTTTGAGCTACTTTTATTTGTACGATGCCGTTCAGGCTGCTTACCGAGCAAAAGCCAATGATCTGCTTTGTGGGATCAATTAAAGCGTATTGAAAAATATTGTTCAGGTAAACCAAACTATCGCCATACTGAAAAGCAAGCAGCTTATTATACCACCACGCGTCATTCCCGTATTGGTTGTTATTAACGATGTTTTGAATGTTGGCTTTAAACAAATCCATCACCTGTTCAAAATAGACGGTTACCTGAGCTACTATATATTTCCATAGCTGCCATATAGCGGTACTGCTTGTGCTATCCAGGTCGTTTAATTCCGGGTGATTGGCCTTTTCGGTGTCGATTTGGGCTTCTATGTCTGTTACTGATTGTGCCATATTATCTTGTTGCGTCTATTTCAATGTCCGTAAATGCGTTAATAACCACGTTTGCGCTGCTGTATCCGTCATACAGCAATTGCAGCTTTATCTTTTGCCTTAAGGCATCCACCTCTGCCGGGGTAAACCGGCTTTTCAGGTATTTTACTATGCCAACGCCGGTTAAAGGGCTTTCTTTAAAACTTCCCTGACTGGCAATTAAAATAAGCTCCTGTATTTGCTCCTCCGCGTCACCTAAAACAAAATCCCCGTTTACTATCTGCAAATCAAGGTTATCATCCAATAGTATATCGTTCATTGTACAATCGCTTTATTTTCAATATCAGATGGTTTAATCGTTGGCGTTGTCAGCGCCGGGCCTGGCATCGTAGTAGGGCCGGTACTGGCTCCTGCAACCGGGTGGATATGCGTATTAAATGTTGTGATCAGCTGGTTAACCTGCTGTTGTATTTTTAATATAATTCCGGCCAATGGATTAAGTAGCGGTATCCCGCCATTATTGCCATTATTAAACGTGATTTTACCAGCGTTTAAACTGATGTTGCCATCACCAGTTAAAAGCAGTTTAAGCGCCGTGGCCGTATCCAGCGATATGCTTTCTATTTGGGTAAAGCTTATCACAAATACGTCGGTATCATCGCCCTCCAACTGACCTACGGTTACGAATGAATTAACAGCCGGGAAGATCACCAAACCCAGCGCCTGGGCATTATCTTCATTGATAATTGGCTTTAACAAAACCGGGTCTAATACGGCTTCACTGCCTACCAATTCCACTACGCAGGTATAAGCGTTTTTATCAACTGAAAGCACTTTGCCTCTGTCCATAGGCGCATCAAGTTCAACCAGCTTTTTTAAAGCGCCCTTTATTACATCACTCATGACACCTTCCTTTCCAGCGTTGGCTCATGCCTGTAACCATTTACGCCAAAGGTTATTTCCACCGCTTCAGTTAAAAACGATCCGTCATGTTCGGCATACACGGGGTCGTTTAAAACTGCAATATCACCCGGCTCAATTTCTGGCAGGCCAAACGTTTTAAAATTGCCTTTATAGCCCTCATATTGCAGTTTTGCTATTTCGGCATTAACAATGGTTTGCAACTGATCCTGGGTTAAATTGGCATAGTGCAGCGTGTGAATTTCGCCGCCTTTATCGCCTGCTATCAGTTGTATTTTTTGGCCGTTAGATTGTTTTGAAATGCCGATAACCTGGGTAAGGTTATCCTCTTTTAATTTGTACTCAAGGCGGTTTTCAATGATGTTTTGGTAAAAGGTATAATCAACATGCTTCCCGGCATGAACAGCCCCGGCGAAGTCGACATATAAAATATTATTGTCGAATGCGTCCGTAGCAAAATAACATTGCAATCCGTACTTCTTAAGCTTACCCAATATCAGCGCGGTACTTTCCCGTTTAGCAACAAAGCCGCCAATAGTTAAATTAGCTACAACAGCGCTACCAGGATAAATATAACTTACTATATCAGCAACCTTCGTTCCTTTAGGCCATGTTTTGGTAAAGCTGTTTTGCTTCAATTTCCACATGGTATCCTGACAGTGAATTGTCAACGGAATTTCAGCGCTCAACCCGGTCACATACCCGGTAAACCTTGTTTTAAGATTGCCGTCGTAGCCGATCTGAATACTAATAGCTGACCCCCTTTTAATGATCGTATTAATATCGCCGTTTAACACCTTGATGCGGCGCGGCAAAGTAACCTTAGCTGTGTTGGTTAGCGTTTTTCGGCTTTTGGTGATCTTCACTTCCACCAACGGCAAATTATCCAGG